ACCCAAATCATTACTACGGACCTATCATCACCAAACCTAGCTACGTCGATTGTCATATACTTCTTATCAGTACTATTTGGACTGTTTCTAAATACGGATGATGTAATTGAATCAAATTCAAATAAACTATCTAAATCTGATTCATAGTTCCAGTCACCTTCCAACAATCTCTTACGCTGTTGTGGTGGTAACTCTTTTAACATCTCTATATATGATGATGGTAAGTGTGGGTTATCTAATGGTAATGCTGGGACAAATGCTTTGTTTGGTTCCAATGTTTCTTGAACATATGGAATAAAGAATAACTTCTTTAACCAAGTTTGTCCTGGGTTGGATGTTAATAATAATTTTGGAATTAAATTAAATTCATTTAATTTAAAACGTATACGTGATTTAAGAATATTATATGCTAATTGTGGGACTTGTGTGGCCTCATCAATATAAACTGCTGTTACCTCAATACCACCAAGCGAATCATAGTTGGGATCTGACGGATTAAAAGCCAGGTCTTTAAGAATAATCTCTGACTTATTATAAAAGGTAATAATATTAGATTGTCCATTGTATACATAATGCTCACCAGATTTTAATCCCATTAATTGTAACACCTCAAATAATGTATTGAGGGTTGTCATTTTTAATTGTTGTAAAACTGTTCTACCTATTAATGTTCTTATACCAGGATATTTTATACACAGCGTAGCAATCCATAATGTTCCTATATATGACTTACCTCCACCAGCAGATCCACCAAAACATACCTCATTGGTCTTGTCATCCATTAGTAGTTTCCAAGCTACCGATTGTTTTTTAGTTAGATTTATATCTATTGCCATAGTCAAAAACGAAACATTGCACATTTAAATGCAAAAAATTATTCAGCTACATTGATGTTAATAGCTATTGGTTGACCATTACTGGTTATATCCACCTTCTTAACCTCCAGTTGATGTATCTTTGCAATATCAGCCAAAACTTCGCGCTCAGTTCTTTTATTATTATCATCGCGACAACGCTTAAGTAGATCATATAACTGGTTAAGATGATTTTCGAGTATCTCATCGCTGTTCTGTTGAAACCTTTCTTTTAGTCTAGTCCTAGCTTCTTTCCATAGATTTTCTGCTTGTCTAGGGGTTATGTCAAATTCCTTTGACGCTTTCGTTCTAAACTCATTCCAGGATAAATGTTCGTAGAGCATCATCTCAAATACTCTACCCATTCTCTGTTCTGCTTCCAGTTCGTTTACTTTATTTTCCTTCGCCATATCTTACTATATAATTATGAAACCTATTTGCTTGATGACTAGCACAGCCACCGCAACTAAAGTTAAATGGTTCACCGAATAATGCTTTGTAAACCTTATTGATTGATTCGTGTTTTTCTGGTTTAACACCGCCATAACTTGTTAGGTCATCATACGCGGTTCTTATTTCTTCCCAAGATAAACTATCGTTTGAGTGTATCTCTTGTGGTGTTTGTGGTATATTTTTCTTTTTACAACTTGAACAACCCATATCTTATTTTTTATTTGTTATTATGTTTTTCTTAAATGCATATAAAACTCCCTGGTGATCTATATCTAGGTTTGGGAACTTATAGTATTCCAATGTGTAACCATTCTTTTCTAGTAAACTCTCACAGGATAATAGACAGGCCAAGCTATGATATTCTATTCCGATATGTCTAATACCTTCTAGAAATTCTGGTTTGACAGCATTCATAAATATCTCCGCACCTTCCACATCAATCTTGACAACTGATGGTTTACATACGTTGAAGTATATCTCAAACTTTTCTGTTCTGTCTACCCAATCCATAATGGGGATAAAGTTCTTTAGGTTTAAGTTCTGTTTAAACCATTCGTAAGATTGTGGTGATGGATCTACACCATACACCTTTGTTGCTTCACCTTGTATCCAATGTAATGGTGTTGGTATGTATTCCTGGTTGTTTATTCCACATCCCAAGTCTAATACTACTTGTCCTCTTGTTGGTAAGAATCCCCAATGTTCTACTGGGTTTTCAGAATGTATCATACCTTTTATCTCTCTTTCTATCATATTAAAGATTTTTAAGTTTGTTTATTACTTCGTTTCTTATTTGTGTTTTAGCTTGTCTTATATATGTTTGGACCGATGTTAATGGTATCTCCATTTCTTTTGATACCTTATTCATTGATCCTAATATTAGATACATATCCATAAGTGACTTGTGGAACCACGATAGTTCACTGTACTCTGCTTCTAATATATCAAAAATTATCTGCTTTTCAAATTCTTGTTGTTCGTCCGCTATTTCTACTATTGTAGATAAGTCTGTGTATTTTGCTACCTCTCTGCGGATTTTGTAATAGAACGGGGAAGTTTTGCTGTTCCAGTTGATACGCATTACTGCGGTGATATAAAACCTAATTGAGTTATCATCATCTGACTTTAGTTCAAAGTCACCTTTATCATACAGTTGAAGGATTACTTCGTGTAATAGTTCTTGGTGTAGTTCGTGTCCCTTTGTTATTGTCTTTGCTATACTTAAAAGTAGATAATACTGCTTTGTTATATAGGCTTCAACTTTTTTGTTCATTAAGTAAATTTCTTACATCCTTGAGGACCTGGCACACTTCAAAATTTTCATCTTCCTCATTTGTTATTATTGAACTATCTATCAGGTGATACATAACATCCATCTTTCTTAGATTACCAGTTGGCATTCTTTCTACCAAATGATATATCTTATTTAATATCACATCACATATTAGTTTCTTGTCTTCTGGAGATAATCTAAAGTATTCTTGAGGTATCTCCATCTCACCTATTCTTAGGTGGTTGTCTGATCTTTTAGTTTTGCCAGCCATTTGTGAACCGTCATTTTGTTTATTTCAAGTTTATCTGCTATTTGTCTATAATCTAATCCTTCAGCATATAAATTCATAGCTTTAGTGTGATATTCTTGTTTGTTATTTTGGGTTATAACGTGTTTAACTTTATACTTTCTAACATATGGTTTGATTAAGGGGAATTTACCATCAGGTGTTTTCCACGGTAATTTGAACCACACACCATTCTCTTCATTATAAGTATAACCCAATACTTTCATAGCTTCAAATGTTTGTGCTTTTTGATGTTCATCAACATATTGATTTGGATACATTCTGACTTTTGCACTACCACCATTCTCCGCTCTTTGTTCTGCCCTCTCTACTGATTCTTTATGTAGTTGACATTTCTTACATCTACACTTAACTGCTTTATAAAAGTTTTCTGGTGGAAGATATTGTTCACAGTCTTGGCAATATTGATAACCCAATTTGATATTGTTTTGTGTTTTCTTTTTTATCCGATATTGTGTCTTCTGTTCGTTATAACACACCGTACAAACTTTTCTTATTCTATGCTTCTTCTGTGTTGAATGATAATAAGTTTGGTATTGATCATCTGGTTTGACCGTGTCGCATTTTGAACATCTAATCATCTATATATAAATATACATATTTAAAGCAAAATCCCGTCATGGGAATGGGAGTAACCAGAGGACGGGATTAAGTTGTATTTATAGTTATATGTACACTATAAATATACACAAAAAATCTCAAAAGTCAAACTAATATACATAAAAAAAATAGGACCCCAAACATCCCGTTTGAGGCCCTACTCATCCCTTCATAGATGACATTTAAATATATTGGTACAACTAATATACGGAAAATTATTCAGATAACAAAATCTTGGTGAGATCTTTTGCATCTTTTATTGCTAAGTAACCAATCTTTTTTATTACCTCATCTATCTCCCTGTGATACCAGGTTGAACTACGCATTAACCTTTCATCCCAAATTGGTTCTGGTAACTTCTTCAAATTCCAAGAATATATTCCTTCGGGTGTTGAACAAATATATCTTACCTTACCATAACGCATTAGGTGGTCATATTTGGGCTTATCTATTATCAGGGTATCATAATGCTTTTCCCTACATTTAAACTCAAATACGGTGTCATAATGTGCGGAATAACCATCCTTGTTATTCATCTCTGATGTGTCTTGAAGATCTGGTATCAGTTTCTTCTTGAGTAATGCTATTAATTGTGCTTCTGTCATATGTCTAGTGTTATTGATCTATCTTTATCTTTTTTCTTATAATCAGGGAAGTATACCTTGGTATAAAATGTTAGGATGTATTTGTCCCTTGAATCTAATACTTCTTCATCTAGTTGAAGTAATGTACCTACGTACTCTTTCTGTTGAGGATGTCCCATCTCCTGGAACTGTTTTACACCAATAGCTTCATCCCTGAAGTACATTGGTTTTCTTTCTTCTTGTTCTTTCATATTATTTGTTGTTTAAAATATCTTTTACTTCGTACATTATTGCTGCTTCCTTTGGAGATAAACTATTCCAACCTTGTCTTTCATATTTCTTCATTATACTTTTCATTTCTTCTGTAATCCTATCCTCTACTTGAACTTTTACTTGTTCCTTAACTTCTTCCTTTACTTGTTCCTTTTCCTTTTCTTTTTCTTTGGGGGTATCTATAGGGTATTGATACCCTATGGATAGGGTATAAGTACTACCTGTTTGTTGAACTATATCCAACTCAACTAGTTTTTTAATAGCTGATTGTACTGCTTTGTTACTACTATTAAGAAAATCAGGACCATATTGGAATGTACAGAATTTATTGATAATACAAGTATCAACAGAAATCCTGGTTAATCTACCTTGAAATATAATAAATAAGTCCTCAACAGTTATGTTCGTAGAACAGAAGTAGTTGATATTCTTTATGTTAATCTTTAGAACACCAGCATTATCACAGTGATCCAACAGGTAAATCCAAATTACCTTTTCATCATTTGTTAGGTTAGTAAAGAACGGATCTTCCCATTTTTCACTATCAGTAAATCTTTTAGCCATAATATATCTATCTTTGTTTAAATAAAAAGGGTCACCAAACTAGTCACTGCCTTCAACCTCAGCTTTCATTTGATAACCCTTAAATGTCTTAATGTCCTATATTGTTGAAGGGGACTATTATAAATATAAATCAAATATAGCAAAATCCAGTCACAAAAAAAAATATCTAACTTTTTTTATGGTTTTTTTTTTATTTCGGAATTTTTAACTATATTTGAGTATTAAATCTTAGTTATATGATACAGACAAAAAAAATCGAAAGATGTGTTTTCACCAACGAGTGGAACGCAAAAGATGGTACAATCTACTATCACAATGTAAACCTTGAAGGTGAAACAGAACCATTCAACATTGGTTCAAAACAAAAAGAACCAGACTTTCTTAAGGCTGGACAAGAATTAACTTTTAAGATCAAAGACGAAATTAAAAGGACTATTGTTAGGGTTCAACAAGAACAAGCAAAACCTATGACCGCTGGAAATGATTTTGGTGTTGGGGCTATGGTTGGTAATGCTATTACGAATGCCGTAACCCTAATTGCTAATGGCAAAGTTGATATTAAAGATCTGGAAACAATTGCTAGAAGGATCTGTATTATATCTTCTACACTAAAGAACGAATTTGCTCCGCCAAAAGAATAGTACTTCCATATATATATCTATCTGTTTTTATTAGAACTGGGACCCGTGGTGAAGGTCCCTTTTCTTTTTTATATATGTTATGTATATTTATTATTAGGTGCTCGGTTATATTACCTAATGCCATTGGTTCTGTTCATTTATTTTGTTTCAACCGGGCACCATTTTTTAAATTGTTTTCTATCCCTAGGTAAAATTTTTACTTAGGGATTTTTTTATTTGATAACTTTTACATATATTAGCATAAACAAAATATAGAACCAAAACCCATAACAGTATGATCATTGAATTTGAATTAACAGAAAAGAAGGTGGTAACATTTAACCTAGACGAAACTGAAACTTCAATGTTTCTTCGTTGGCAACTAGGACAAGAAGGATTGGATGAGAAAGAAGTTTTAAACTATCTTAAGGATAGAGATTTGAATAGAAGAGTAATACACTTCCCCATTGAAGTTGACAATATGATCAGCGTTGATGATGATGATGAAGATGTAGAATAAATTGTTTTTTTGTTTTATAATGGAAAGTTCCCCCGGCTTGTTCTCAGGCTGGGGCTTTTTATTTTATTGATTTTCAATCAGTTATAAAAAAACTAAAAAAAAGTTTTGGTGGAATCAAAAAAAGTTCCTTAACTTTGTCGAAATATTTAAAACAAAAGTTATGGCAAACATCTTCAACGACCTAAACAAATTGGTCAACACGGTACAAAAGGTTGATAAGATATTATCTGAAAAACCTAAACGTAAAAAAACAAAACCAACTATTAACGATTCGCTAGAGAATTTAATTCAAGCAATTATGTCAAGACCAAGAAATGAACTTATCGGTAACTTAAATTATGTTATCGATAACTTAAACGAATTAGGTATAGATTATACAATCACCTTGAAAACAAAATAAAACAGTTATGGAAATGAATAC